ATCGTTGGTTTAATTAACGCAACCAAGTCTGCTGTGTGATGGTCCATTAATCTATCTGCTTCTACAGAAACTAATTTCTCATACAATAGCATTTGTGCTACACCCATCATAGCACCCGCCAAGAGTATACTATCTTGATTATTTTGGGAAGTCTTTTCTACATATTCCAACAAATTTGAAAATAACTCTTGAAGTCTAATTTCAGCTTCGGAAAATATTTCATTTTTAGTTTTCAAAACGTATATTTCGTTGCTCATCTATTTTTTTAGGGTCTTTCGCCTTCTTTAAATTAACATTAGCACGTAATTGTGCAATATCTTCTTGAGAATCAATTTTTTCACGAGTTAATTTAGCGTTTTGTTGTATTTTTTGTTGATCTATGCCTAATCTACCTGCATCCATAGCTGATTTACGCTCTAAATCTTCTGCTTTTATGTTAATTTCTTGTTGTTTTAGTGCAATTAATGGATCTTGACCTTCTGCTGCTAATATTTCTTGCTCTTCTGCCACCATTTCTTCAGTCATTAATGCAATTTTTTCTGCAACTTGTTGTTCAATTTCTTCTTGTAGTTTTGCTTGTAGCTCAGGAGGTAACTGACCACCAAATTGAGCAGCTTGTTGCTCTATTGCTGGACCCATTTCCTCTTCAACTTCTTCTCTAGCTTGTAATCCTATATGTTCTACAATATGAGCTTGTAAAATTGCCATTGTAGGTGGGTTATTTTTAACCAAATAAGACGACATAAATGCTCTGTGGGCATCTATGTGAGCTAATTGATTTTGATTTCTAAATGCTACCAAAGGTGCATTACGTAAAGCATTTGCATTTTCTACAGAAGGATCAAGGGGTTGTGGTTCAGACGGTGCTGGCAAAATAACATCAATATCTTTTACACCAAGTGCTTGATACATTCTTCTGTAAGCTTCGTACATGTTGTGTGAAGCAGGATCAGCTTGAGCTAATTGTAATTGTGTTTGTGCCAACGTAACACGTTGAGACATAGAAAAAATATTTGGATCAGAAACTGGAATAATATCAATCTCTGGGCTAAAATCTTCTGCTTTTAAACTAGGGGTAGCATTGTTTCCAACTTCATACGGATAGAAAGGTGGTAATGATTCAGCAAATATTTTTGCTAGTAATTTAAATTCTATTTTTTGTGCATAATGTAATCTTTTGTGAATAGCAGACATGACTCTTGCGCCACGTTCCATCAAAGCCATTGTTGTTCCAACAGGTGCGTTTGCTGCTACACTATCACCAATTTTTTGATCAGCAATTGCTGCAAATCTGGTACCTGCTTCTACACAAAAACCTAATAATTGAAATAATGTACCACTTGGTTCTTTGTAAGGTAATGGCATTAAGCCTTCACGTAAACTTCCACCAGGTGCATCTACATCTCTGAATTCTCCTGGTTGGAGGGGAGTATCATCGTCTTTAACTCGCAACCCTCTAGCTTTAAAACCTGCAGGGAGATTGGACAATGTACCTGCATCGAGAAGTTGTCTAAGTGCTGCTGTTGCAGTTCGGGAGAGACCCCCGAGCATGTGGATAAGACCAAAACCATAAAAACTAAACCCAGGTAAAAACTTATAGTGAACAAAATATCTTGTTTTATTTTTATTAGGATCGTTTTCTTCATAGTTTCTATAAATAGATAATATTTGTCCAGAACCTTCGTCAATCGTAACAATATAAGGAACCTTAATTCCATCTTCGCTATCTATACCCTCAATATTTAAATCAACATGCATTTCTAGTAATTGATACATATCTTGCTGATATGATTTTTTTACTCCTGCAATACGATCTTCTTTTTCTTGAAGTCCTGTTTCTGACGTTGATACTTGTAAATCTACTTCTCTATATAAACCAGATACTTGTAATTTTCTAATTTCATTTTCTGTTCTTCTAATAACATGTGTTACTCTTTCACAAGAAGGAAAGTCTGTTGTTTGATAAGGAACATATAAATCATCACTTGGAATAAATTTAGATACAGGACGTTGAAGTCCTTCATCATAATAAACTTTTTTAAATGCTGAACCAGATAAAGGTAAATAAAATAATAATGAATCTAAATCAGGATCATATTCTTCCATGTTGTACGTAATCTGATAATTCATAAAGTCCTTGACACGTTGTGCCTGTTCTTCTTTTGCGGTAGTTATCTGACCCAATATCTGTGTATTAACAGGTCCGCCTGGTGGTAATAATTCTTTATATGCTTGTGCTTGAAATTGTGTAATTGCCTCGGACAACATTGGATGACTCACGGAACTCGCACCTTGAAATGGTTGTGAGCGTTCTTGATACCTAAATCCTAAAAGATCTAATCCTTTTTTATATGTTTCTTCCCATTCTTTTCTAGAAGATTTATCGTCTTCAAAAGCTTCACGTAAATCATTAGAAATGACACCTAGTTGATTATCATCTAATACTTCTGCTAAATTCATGTCAAACGTATTAGCCAACATATCTGGTTGTTCACCAATTACAGCTGAACCATCATCCATCATTTCTACGTTAGGATTAGCTTCTGCTACTTGTATGTCTACAACGTTTTGTGCCATTTGTTCTGTTTCTTCCGCAAATGGTGGCGGGTCAGGGGTAAATCCAATAGGTCTATCAACTGCCATTATGCTGCCTCAAATATATCAATTATTTCTGGAGTATACACAAGTCCTCCTTTTTTTCTATGAGTTTTATGTGGTAATAACATTTCTGGTGTAATCTTTACAGCAAAAACATCTCCTATACCATCTACTTTAATAATTTTAAACTCAGAGTTATTTTCCTTTGCTGCTCGTTTTAGTGCTTTCTCTAATACTGAAGTATAGTGTTTTCCTTTTGGATCAACACTATCAGGACCCCCATAAAATTCTTCTGTGCCTATTCCTTTCATATCTTTGGTTCTTTGATCGACTGGAACATTTGTGCCCCCTGATTGACTATATCTATTTTTAACAAACTTAGCTGGAGATACGGCGTACCATTCTGCTGCATCATCAATTTTATCTTGATATAATAGTTTTGCAGCTTTTGCTAAATCTCTTTTTACCAATGCTTCTCCCCATTCTGATCTGTTTTTAAATGGCACGTTTGGATACAATTGTTTCATTGCATTTTCACTAATTGCTGTTTGTAATTCCATTAACATTTTCTTTTCTTTTTCTGTTGCTTCTTTAGCTTTCATAACCAATTGTTTATCTGGTCTTGTCCCCGCTGCAGCAAGTTCTTCAAATACTTTTTTGTTTTCTTGAAACTCCGTTATAAATTGTTGCATCTCTACATCAGATTTAAATAAAGGTCTAAATACTGTTTTGTTTTCAACATAAAACTCTGCTACTTCAGGATTAACATCACGCAATTCATCTTGATAAGTAGCACGACTAATACCTGATCGTCTTTCTGCAGGTGTTCCGTCTAGTAAATTCCCAAGGGCTTTTCGTAATTTCTCTTCAAATCGTTTTGCATTTTGCAATACATCCGATTGTATCTCATCTGCAAAGGTAACAATAACCTCTTGACCTTTAGTTGTTGCTTCCATTTTTTGTAGTTTTAGTGCATCTTCCTCAAGCTTCATTCTAAACTGTAAAATTTGTTGTTCTAGAGCTGGATCAATACTGTTGAGTTTTGCCATGCTATCGGTTTCATTCAACACGTTTCTCATTTCTTCTCGTGTTAAATTATCAATATCATCTAGTTCTATCAAACCATCTCGTTCCAATCTTCTTACCGCAGAAGCTTCTAATCCTAGTAATTGATTTTGTAATTTTTTCTGATTACGTTTAAGTGTACGAATCATAGCAGGGTCTACTGCTTCTTCAATCCCTTGTGCTGTTTTCTCTACAGGTAATGTTGCTTTACGGTCCGTGAGCCGCGACCACCCGATCACATACCTTTCAGCAAAGTCATGAGATGCACCGCCAGGGGGCAACGCATCAGGATCTAGTGGTATTTCTTTAGATGGTAAATACATAACATCTTCACGGTAAGTATTCGGAAGTGCACCACTTTCTTGATAACCAGCATACTTTACTGCATTCGTACCACCATATCTTGCATCACCGTATGTAACATTATCTATTTTACGTAGAGGTGCTTTACGAATAATAGTAAGCATATCTTCTGTGCTAAGGGGTAAACCATTTTTCTTCGCTACTGCTACATAATCCATTAACGCATTATCTTCTATCTCTGCTTTACCTACACCTTTACGATTTATAAAATCAAAGAAAGCATCTACTGACGTAAAACTCTCTGGCGTGTTAGGGTCCATGAGCCGCGCCTCAAGGCCCGAGTAAAACACCGATTCATTTGTTTCTGGTGAATCAATAATTGTTTTCTTTTGTTTCGGAACACCGACCGCTGTTCCTTCAGCTGTAATATCAACATCAACAATATCATCAATCGTTGCGTTGACATCAGCTTCTGTGCCAAGTTTACTGGCAACATTATCCATGTTTCTTTTTTCGTTTTTTGTAAATTGCTGTAAAAGCATCTTTGCTTTATCGACCGCAGCTACACCCCATAAAGGAGCTTTACCAAATAGTCCTGCCATTTGTACTTCTGGCATTTGTTCGCCTTGAGTTGGTTTTAGATCTGCGTCCGCAAACATAGATTCTAATTTCTCTTCGCTTATGTAGCCAGGTTGTTCAGTTGTAATATCTGACAGTTCAACGTCTCCACCAATAGCTCTGTTAAGAACAGG